CAAAGACCATGGACATCTGTGTCAGTACCTTCATCTTCGTCGATAGTAATAGTTCCAGCCGCTGTAGCCGCAGAGCGGTCAAAGCAAACAAAGTCGAAAAGCAAACCGAGCAATTTTGCGTCAGTGTTTACGTTTGTCGTTGTATTAGCTTTACCCTCTATGATCGTTCCAGGACCTACGATTTCAACGTCTACAACACCATCAGCTGCTGCTGTGTTTGTTGAGCCGCTTCTCGTAATACCCAAGAACATATCAGTAGCCTCCTCTGGATCGCCATCAAGAACTAGATCAACATAGTTGGTACCAGTACCCTGAGCGGCTTTCACTGCATCACCAGAAGCGATGCCGAGTTTTACGTTTGCCTCAGTGCGGAAACGCCTTACGGTATATCCACCTTTGAGGATTCTAAGATTATTAGCTGCCAATTTATTTACCAGATAGTTTTCGTCCTGTTTGAGATTTTTCTTTCTCCTTTTACCAGACTTATCTATCTCGTGATTAAGTGTTTAATCAGAATATTTACTTTTGTGAGATTTTTTCAGAAACCCATGTTTTAGACTCTGCATCGAATCGAGATTGGGTGTACTTGGCCTGATATAGACCTGGTTTAACCAATTTGAATCCGCGTCTAACCATCAAGTTATCCTGTTCTCTAGGAAGTTCAGGAGCAACGATAGTCTTGTCTTTTTGACCAGACGACTCACCTGCGCCCATAGGAGGTTTATTCTTACTGCGTATTATTTCGTCCATAGCAGTTTTTACCCTGCCTTTGTTCGCCATGTAATGCGCATCCTCAACAGAGAGACCTTTGTTATCTATCCACCACATGATGACCCTTTTTTCATCTTGAGATGAAGCAAGTTTATTTACTTCTATCTCTGCTAGGTCTCTTTTGGTAGCGAATTCGCTAGTCTCAGCTTCGAGTTTTTCCTCCTCTTTTTTTGCACCAAGGATTTCAGCAGGATCAATACCCGCTTCCTTGGCTCGTTCAACCATTTTGGAAAGATTATATTTAATCTCTTCTTGTGGTGTACGTTTGGTCTTAGGTGGAGTCTTTTTCTCCAGTTCCTCAGCTTCCTTTTTAAAGTCAATGTCCTGCGATTTAGTCTCAGTTTCCTGATCCTTTATCTCCGTTTTTTCTCCCGAAGGTGAAGGGGTAACGTCGTCCTTTTTTATGTCTTCGTTATTTGCCATGTTTTTTGCCTATTTGTCGCAATAGGGTGCGGTCTTTCGACATTAGCCTAGATAAAGCCCTAGGGTGCTGCCTTTGCAGGCTGATTGGGAGCTTCTGCCCCGTATCAGCCGACAATGAGCGTTATAATTTTTTCAATCTACTTATGAACTCCTCTATGATCTGTAAGTTATAGAACATCATGTTGCCAGCGATTATGTCTTCTTTGCTTTTTGCCTCTCGCCCAAGCTTTTGGCTCGCTACATACTCGATGTTTCTCTTTATGTACTTCCAGAGAATAGAGTTCAATAAGGCACTAGACTCTTCTTTCAGTATTCCCGCTTCCTCATCAGTGAGTCTTGATTCTCCTAGAGCAAGTCCACGACCTACGACTCTCAAAACGTCTTCTATTGTGACGATATTAAGCGTCTTTTGTGCCAGGAATCTTATTACAAAGAGTCTCAATGCTTTCATTACTTCTTTCTCTTAGCTGCCGCCTTCACTTTCTCAACAAACGTAGCTTGTTCAGCTTCTGATCTGATCAAGCCTCCTAGCTTTGCGTAGATAAATTCAACCGCACCTTCGCTATCTGCCTTTATCTTTGCTGCTGCCAAGTGAGCCGCAAATCTTGATTTCCTTTCGATTTCTATATCGCTTTGAGGAACAAGAGTTCCGTTAACGAGACCCAAAATCTCATTCGCTCGCTTTAGTTTGTCGTTGTTTACGTAAATCATGTCTTATTAATTAAACTGGTAATGCCCGCTCCATTGCCACCGACTTGACTAACTTCGAAGGCATGGATTTGCCCTGATTTTCCTGTGGAGTGATCAGGCCCAAAGCCATACCTTCGTTGCCGTTTTTAATGAAATACTTAGAAGCCTCGCCCTTAACTAAAGGCTCCATAAGGAAGTCCATACCGACCTTTTGAACGTCTAGGCCCAATACCTCTGCATTTGCTATAGCTCGATCAAAGATTTCAAGTTTGAAAGCACGTTCAAAAGCAGTGTTCTTTTTCATCAACTGATCCGAGTCAACCGAAACAAGGTAGTTCATTCGAGCGGCTAGAGCAGGGTTTACTTCATAGACATATTTTTCATCGCCATTTTCTTCATACATCTTCAACTCTTCATCTCGTTTTTCTCTCTTAGACATCTTTGTACCAGCAAACCTGTCAGTGAATTTGATGTATTCGCTTACATTCTTTCCACCCTTAGTTTTATTAGGTAGAACAAAAGTCTTATATTTCATCTTTGGAATACCACCAAGAATCTCCGACATTTCACCAATAGTTTGATAGCGGAATATATCATCTAGCATTAGTTCTCCGATTTCTTTAACCATTTGACCTGCTATGCGAGTGATAGGACCAAGATTTGTCTCTGCATTTTCTTGTAAGATGACAGCCTCTCCGCGTGTCTTTTGTGGACCACTCTGAACACCACTAGATTGTGGATCTTGTGAAGACTCATTGATTGATCTTTCTCCCTCTCTAAGAGCTGCAAGTGCGGCCATAGGGTTTGCAATATTCAAAGGCTCAACTTTGGCATCTTTACCAAGCTCTGTGTGCATTGCAGGAACAACAACAGACTTATCAATCTTTCCGCCTCCCATACCAATAGTTGGTGGATATGTTGCGAGCATTGAGGCATCAAAGAACATTTGCCATTCACGGTCTACAGCTTCCTGATCGTTAGACATAACTGCGGCTAAGGACTTGTAATAAAAGAACTTCTTAGCGTCGATAGGTTCAGAACCAAACTTTACAAACTGATACTTAGGTTTGTTTTTGCTAGTTCTATGAGTAAAAGGATTGAATTCAGTGTTTAGATTGCTTAGATAAATACCGTTTACAAAGACAACTTGTCTGTCTAAGCGACGATAGTAGTAAGTACACTCTTCCACCATGTCGCTATTGATATCCTCAACATCGTAGAAAAGACCATCCTCACTCTGAACAGCATTTATTCCTGGCTTAACATGTCCCCAGTTCTGGTGTTCACCATGCAAACCCTCAGCCTCGTCATAAGAGATTTTTCGCCTCTTTATGAGAACTTTCTGTTTCTGAAGGTCAAACTGATAAGGGTTAGAAATTAGTATTTCATTTGGAGCATGGAGATGATTTTGGAAACCAGAAAGAATATCGTCTATAACCTTTTTCTTGGTGTATTCACTGTTAGTACCTTCTAGGATTTCTTGATATGCCTCTGTGTACTCTACTTCCCAGAATGTAACTGGGTTTACAAGACCAGAGATAATGCCGTAAAAGAAAGTGATAGGGTAGTCGCGTAGATTTATATTGTATTCCAACAGTGTCTTAGCCACATAACTCATGTCTCGATCCTCTTCATCAGCATCATTTTGTGCAAACACCTGTGGAACAAGGGTAGTCTTAGTCGCATGAGCCGCTGTAGACATAATTCTCAATCGAGTGATTGGTCTAACACCATTCCATCTCCAAGCATCCTCTGGATCAGACGAAGCTTCTGGTGTCCAAGCAAGCCAAGACTTCTGGTCTTCATTCATTCGTCCGATAACTGATTTGTTATTGAATTCTTCAAATGGGCGATTTAATATCTCATCTCCATTTTCGTAGTCTTTCTTACAGAAAGCGTAAAGATCCCTCTCTTCCTGAGAAGGTTGATAGGCTGATACGTTATTGAGGATTTTACCGTCTTTGTCGTATGCAATCTCTCCGTTCATTAAAAAGACCTGGGTGTAAAAAGCTCTTAACTTCTTACATAATCCCCAGGTCTTTCCTTTGAGACAGTATTAATTTGTATCTAAAGTTTACTCTCAGCTAATATAGGTGTCAACACAATTTTCTGCTTTCGATGGACGATATAGTGGTCTAAGCGTCCTAATTGGTCTTTTGTCAATTCTATGACTTCAAAAGGTCTAAGCTCTCTTAGAAGCCTAACAATCTCTACTTCGTTCTTTGAAAGTTCGATTATGGTCATTTTCCTTTTATTAATAAAGCCGCCTCTGACTTACTGATTCCAAGGTCGTAATGGACACTCAAGTCACCAGCTATTTTTAAGAGGAATCTATAAGCCAAGTTCCTATCTGTGCCTCTTGCAAAGAACTGATATTGAGCTGAATAAGCCTCAACTTCTTGGCTCAACCTGAAATCTCTGTCCGCTAGGTATTTATCCCACCACTCTTCTGGTTTAGTGCCTTGTTGTTTTATATGCACACTCTCATGGACAATTAGATCAGATGGAAGTGGGAACTTGGTATGAACAGTGTCGCCATAGGTGAAGACAAAGCCTTGATTGAAGTCAACGCCAAACTTCTTAACACATAAATCATACACAGGTGGTGGTACGTTGGATATTTTCATCGTTTTTTTGATACCCATGAAGGTTGATATTGATAAACTGGCATTATTTCTTCTTTGTGAAGAGAAGCAATAGCGTATCTAATTGCATCCATTGAGTGTGAGAAGGTATGTTCTGGCTCGTTAATTATTCTTCCGTCTTTGTCAGACTCCCATAAATAACTTCTGTATTCTTTTATTACATTTAAAGAGCGGTTAGTTACAGATATTTTTTGATCCTGAACAAGTTGTATACCATGAACTACCGAATCCTTTCCTTTTTCAGTTGGTAAAATATTAATCCCGTACAGTCTTATTTCATCAATGGATTTAGGTTCAGCAGAATCCGCAATTACTAAGGATCTACCATTGTTTAACAAAGTATCGGCTATTTGCTTATTACTCAATCCTCTTTGAAACAAAATCTCGTCAATGATATAACCACCATCGTATTGGTAAATCTCCACGATTACAGACGGATCGTTCGTATAACCAAAATCAAGCCCACGCCTAACTGATCTAGCCCCAAAAGGGATTTCCTCAATAACTGCCCAATCCCTATAAATTTTTCTTTCCAAGCTACTTGGTTCACCGAGCCACTTATGTTTGTACAGAGCAGGTCTTCGCGCTTTGTCATCTTCAATTTCAAGCAAAATGCTCTGAGGTATCATTCCGTACTTAATAGCAATATCAAAGTTTACGTTAATTTTAAGAGTATTCGGTCTCCCCTCAATGACGAGTCTTTGGTGTACTGCATCATCTTCAAGAAGTCTGTTGTATGTATAAATTATTTGAGACCCAGGTTTACGAACCGTTGGAGTAAGAATTTCGAGACTTTCTTTTGATACAGTTTGTGCTTCTTCTACCCAAGCAATATCTATACCCTCAATAGATTTGATGCTTTGTTCGTTATGGTGTAAACCCTTAAACAAAAAATCTGAACCATTAATCGTATTTACGATTGAATTGTCTGTAACTTCAAATTCTGTGAGTCCGTATAGGATTATAAGGTCGGCAAGAAGTTGGTGTGAACTCTCAGCTATTGAATTTTGGAACTCTCGAAAACAGGCGATTCTTTTCTTTTCCTGCCGCGCTCTAATCAAAAGAAAACGTGCAACTGTGTGAGACTTCAAAGAATAACGGCCGCCCCATACTGCAGCTTCTCGCCACCACGACTCAAAGAGCGGCTTATATTCTATTGGTATTTCTATCTGTTTCCCCATCTATAAATTTAACTAATACTGGTTGAGGAACATCCTTTCCATTCGTAGTCATATCAGTGTTGTCTTTGTACCCATGTTTACCAAGGGCGAGCTTAGTTATCGCAGCATTGAACTCTCCCTTCAAACCCTTATTTATTAACGTCCTCTCTTGATCTGACAAAATATCTTCTAATATGTCCGAAAACTCTTTCTTATCCGCATGTTTTGCCCACTCATAAATCGTTGAACGAGCTATCTTTAAGAACGTAGAAAGCCCTGCAATACTAGGAATTGCATCACCAAAGTTAGGATAATTGGAAAGGTAGTCTCTAGTTAGTTCTAGGATACCTGGACCATAATCAGTTGGTCTACCGATCTTATTTTTAATTTCATCAGTCATTAGTACATATCTAATACCTTTCTCTTCTTCATATCTTTAGCCATTTGTTTAGCTTTCTCATTTCTAGTCATTACCTCAGCAGTCTTAGAGATAATGCGAGCCTCCCCAGGGATAAGATTACTCTTAGTCCTGTTGAACTCAGCCTGACTGCGCGATTTATATGTTGCTCCAGTTCCTTTTAACATAGTAATTATTTAGGCTTCTATTAATTTACCTGCGCCCATATCCATATTTTCCATGTCTCTAAAGTCATTGCGTTCATCTCCTTGTGTCAGTCGCTGATCCAACATATCCCAGAGAGTCTGTTTCTTTTCAGATATAGCCGTTTCAGTTGTTATCAGAGTTCCAGCAGCGGAAACAGCGTTCTCAAAAGCCAAGCGAGTTACCTTAACAGGATCGAGAACATCATCAGCAATATCCAACTTACCTCCAGCATTTTCCTGGATCTTCTTGTAAGGAGACATAAGAGCTTCATAAAGGATATTCTTATCTCCCAAACTTTCTGCTATTTCCTTTAGAGCTAAACCACCGCCCTTCACAACACCTTCCTCTAAAGCAGCTTTACCAGCATTTACAGCATCCTCAATCTTCAATTTTAGATAGCCACGCTCAGTTTCAGTCATAGCACCAACACGAATGATACCTATACCAGAGGATAGGGAAGCGATACGGCGTTTCATCTTTTCTTTAAACATCGGATCCTTCTCAAGCTTCAACTGTTCGTTGAGTATTTTTAATCTCTCCTCTTTATTTCCTCTGCCTTCAGTGATGATAAACTCATCCTCATTGGCTACAACTTTCTTTGCATAACCCAAGTTGAGCAGGGAAACATCTTTTAGTTCCATACCAGCATTTTTGTTTATGAAAGTAGCATCACAGAAAACAGCGACATCCTCCAATTCTTGCGAAGTTAGGGCTGGAGCTTTTATTGCCAAAATCTGTAGAGCTTCTGCGTTACCCTGACGAGCTTGTATTATTGCACCTGCAATAGTCTGGATCATTGGCTTAGAAAACGATTCAGCAACAATAACAAACTTCATCTTTCCTTTAGCTCGAACCTCATCAATCAATCTTTTCAATACAGAAGCACTCTGAATATCATGGTTCGTAACTAAAATAGGTGCATCTTCCCAAACAGCTTCCTTTCTCGCATTGGTTACAAGTAACGGAGTTGCGTAAGTACCATGTTGTTTCATTCCTAAGATTGTCTCTGATGTAACTCCATACTGAGTCGCCCAATTATCTTCAACTGCTATGTATCCATCCTGTCCAACAGATTGGATCATCTCTGCAATCGTTTTTCCAACTTCCAAGTTTTCTAGGGAAGTACTAATGATTTTTCCTAACTCTCCTTTTTTTAGTGGGCGTGCCGATTCCTTTAGAATGGCCAAAACATTGGTTTTTTCAGCATTTATGTTACGGAAAATAGACATAGCATTAGGTTTTGATGAAAGTTCATTACCTTTCAAGAGATCAAAACCTTTCTGAGCCAGAGCGCTTGCAATTACAACTGTTGTAGTAGTTCCATCTCCAGCCTGATCATTAGTTCTCAAAGCAGCTTCGACTATGGTTTGTGCTCCAAGATCAGAAATAACATCATCCATATAAATATGGCGGGCAATCGTTACTCCATCATTTGTAATGAGGGGAGCTTTATACTTTCTATAGATAATTGCATTGCGTCCATT